AAGATGGCTGGTGCGCTCGATACGGTGACTGAGTCGATGATCAATATCTACGCGAGGCGTAGCGGCCAGACGCGCGAATCGTTGCGCGACATGCTCGCCGCCGAGACCTGGATGACAGCCGAGCAAGCTGTCGAGCACGGGTTCGCGGATGAAGTCCGCGGCGTCGTCAAGGCCGCTGCGATGCTCGGCGAAAACCGCGCGAACTTCAACGGAACCGAGTTCGATCTCTCAAGATTTCATAACATACCGGCGTTCAGCGCCAAACCAAAAGGAGCAACCATGGCAAAACCAAAAGCAACCGCAGCAGCAGAGACAGATGAGCCGACGCCGACACCAACGCCGACGCCGGATCCAGCACCACCCACACCCCCGCCTTCACCGCCTGCGCCTGACCCGAAGCCAGCCGCGCAGAAGAAAGACGATGACGACGACGAAGAGGATGATGACGAGAAAGAAAAAGCGAAAGCACTTTTCAATGCTGGCGCGCAGCATGAGCGCGCACGCATCGCAGCGTTGCAGAAGCTTGATCGCCCTGCGACGCATGCGATCATCGCCAAGGCAATCGCAGACGGCAAGACCGTGAGCGATGTGATCGGTGACGTCATGGCCGCGCTCGACAAAGCGTCGATGCAATCAGCGCGCCGTGAAGATGCTTCGGTGCTCAATGGCATCCCTGCCAGCGATGGCGGGACTGCTGCCGATGGCGGCAATGATTTCGCTGGGCGCATCGCATCGAGCGTCAAAGCAAAGCTGAAACAGCGCCGAGCGCCAGTGATGATGGTGAATGCTGGTCGCAATTAAACTTCTCACCGACGAACTCAACCAAAGGAAAACAAGACTATGGCAATCAAAGATTCAGTGAACTTCTCGAACCTGCAATCGTTCGATGATGATCCCAGTTGGATCATTCGGCGTTACCCGTTCACGGATGGCGCTGGCGGGCTGATCGCAAACATGAAACCGGGCTACCTCGTCAAGATGGGCGCGGCAACTCCGCAAGATGTTGTCGGCGCGCTGGCTGCCGATGATGCGGCGCTTGCTGGCATCATCGTTGACTTGCCCGATAACACGGATGTGCCAGCAGGCGCAGCGACCAAGACGGTCGCGGTGGCATTCGAAGGCTCGTTCGACAAGAACAGCATCAAATACGCAGACGGCTCGTCGCCGCTGAGCGCGGCAGCGATCACCAGACTGCGCTCGGTCAACATCTACGTCGATCCCGCGACGCCAGCCGGAGCATTCGCACCTTAACAACCTCAACCGCCGAAAGGAACACAAACTATGAGTAACATGAATCCCAACTACGAGCCGCGGACGCTATTGGCTGCGTTCGAGACAGGCCCGCTCAGTCACACTTTCTTGCGCGACACGTTTTTTCCCGCGCGAGAATATCCACCGACCAACCTGGTCGAGTTCGATTTCAGGCGCGGTCGTCGGAAGATGGCACCTTTCGTCGCTCCTCTCGTCGGCGGCAAAGTGATGGAGCGGCAAGGCTTTGAGACGCGCTTCTATCGAGCGCCGCGCATCGCTCCTGTCAGGGCTCTTCGGACGCCTGACCTAGAGGCGCGTCTTCCCGGCGAAACGATCTACCAAGGTCGCACCGCAGCGGATCGCGCTGCCGATCTCATCGCAGAGGATTCGATCTTTCTCGATGAAGCGATCTCGCGCAGAGAGGAATGGATGTGCCGCGCGTTGCTCATCAACGGTGCGATCACAGTGACCGCTGATAACGGTTACACCAACGTGATCAATTTCATGGAGTCGAGCGCAGGCGCGCCCAACAATCATTTCATCCCAACGGTGAAGTGGGATCAGACGAACTCCGATCCGATTGCCGACTTGGAAGCGGCGCGGCTTGCTGTCATTCGTGACAGCGGCATCTCGCCCAACGTGGTGCTCTTCGGAGCGACTGCGAAGAGCGCGTTCCTCAACAACGCGAACGTGTCGAAGTTTCTCGACTCGATTCGATTCCAGATCGCCACAATCAAGCCCGTCATTCAAGACGAGGCCGTGGTGATCTTCGGTCAACAGGCTGGCTTGCAGTATTACAGCTACGCCGAGTATTTCGAAGACGATGCCGGAACGCTTTACCCGATGCTCCCGCCTGAACTGGTGTTCATGGCATCGACCAACACGCCTAACAAGATCGTCTATGGCGCTTACACGCAACTCGAGGACGCGAAAGCGAAGCGGTTCGTGACGTATCAATCGTCGCGCATCCCATTCGTTTACGGCGAGGAAGATGACGGCACGCTCTTCTACCGCCTGACCAGTTGTCCGCTGCCGATGCCGGTCGATGTTCTCGGCTGGCGTTTGATCGAAGCGATCACTGGCGCGTCGTATCCGTTCCCGACACCTGGCGAAGTTGCCTACTTCGACCCGAATGATCCTGACGCTGGGCCTGAGGAAGCGCAGCCGAAGGGTGAAGAGGGCAGAGACTTCTGGAAGCAGGCGAAGCCTGAGCCAGCGGACGAGGGCAACGAAGAACACGCCGACCTGAAAGATCAAACCGTGGATGACTTGAAAGAGACTGCCGCGAGTGAGGGCGTCGATGTGCCGAGCCATGCCACCAAAGCTGAGATCGTGAAAGCGATCAAAAAGCACAGGAAGGCTAACAAGTAATGGGACTGCTCACGATCATCTACTGGGTTTTGCTGGTGCTGATCTTGCTTGGCTGCTTCGCGTCGCCAGCGTGGACGTGGTATCCGCGCGCGAACTCGCTGGTGACGCTCGCCTTGTTTGTGATCATCGGCCTCAAAATCCTCAAGCCGACTTGGTGAGATCATGCAAACGAAACCGCTGCTCTGGACTTCGGCAATTCTGCTGTTCATCGGGTTCATCATCGCGCCCGTGATTCAATTGCTGCATGTCTCGCAAGAAGTGGGCCAGTTCCTCGCTGGCCTCAACTTCCTTTGCGGTGGGCTGGCATTCTTCGTGATCGCAGCGATCAAAGGAGAAGTCTGAACAATGAGTCTGCGCGATCAATTCAAGCCCGATCTGGCGAACGTGTTCATGAACACGCAAGAGTTCGCTGACGAGCGCGAGTTTCGAATCAGCGATGGCGCAGGCGGGTTCAATACATTCGTCGCGCCCGTGGTCTGGGACAAAGACGCCATCAAGATGATGCCGGTAGTCACGATTCACGGCGTGTTCATGGGCGACGTGCGCTGCTATATCGAGGCGAAGTATCTGCCGAGGCCGCCGGTCGCTGGTGAACTGATTTACTCGCCAGCGAATCAGCCATGGGAAGTGCTCGATTGCACTGATCAGGAATCGCTCTTCGAACTTTCACTCGCTGCGACCCGCTCGCAGCCTTCGATGTATGGTCGAAATTGAACTTGATGCCAGCGCAGTGGCGAAGCTGACGAAAGCACTCGTCGGCATCAAGAATGGTGTGCCGCGCGTGCTCGCGCCAGCGATCAACCGCTCGCTCAATCACGGGCGCACAGTGATCAAGCGCGAGATTCGCAAAGACTATACGATCAAAGCAAAAGACATCCCGACAATCATGCGCTACGCGACTCCAGTGGCGCTCGGCGGGTCGATCACAATCAAGTCTGGGATGCTTGATTTGATGAAGTTCCGCGTCCGACCGCGAACACCGCCGAACCAGAAAGGCGTGGCTGTCTCATCGCGCCGACTTGTGCATGCCGAAGTGCGCATCGGCAAAGGCGGCAACCTGCCGCACGCATTCGTCGCGCGCATGCCGAACGCTGTTGTTGGTGTGTTCACGCGCGTCGGCAAAGAGCGCCTGCCGATCAAGCGGCGGCTCGCCATCGGGGCGCCGATCATGGCGAGCCAGCCGCACGTTCAAGATGCCGCTGGCAAAGCGATGCAAGAGACTTTGATCAAGCGCATCAACAGTCAGGTCGAGCGATTGCTGAGCAAGCGCGGCACCACCAAAGTCAGAGACATTGCGAGGGACTAATGCCACCGACCACGCTTACCAAACCAGATTTCGGATACCGGACGAGTTCGGCATTCTTTCTCGAAAAGTCGCTGGTGAAATTCATCAAGCAACTTTTCACTGACACGTATCTGCTCGACAATCCAACTGTGAATCTGCACCAGTCAGCATTGAAAGAGATGCACGATCAGCCGCCCGACACGCCTTATGTCGCGCAGCCGATCTACACGCCGCAAGTCTCTTACGATCCGAAAGAGCGCGCGCAAGATTTGACAGGCAAAGTGCCGCCGCAAGTCGTGCGCGGTCGCATGCCGCGCATCGTGACGGGCGAGATCGATGCCGCGCAATTGCCAGACTTTCCTTCGATCACGCTGCAAGCGATCAGCGGTCATGTCGATAAACTTGAAACGCATGTCGGCGTGCAAATCTTTTTCCATGCTTACGATGAAGCGCCAGCGAGCCAAGGTTACCAAGACTTGACCAACATGATCGAGGTCTGCGCGCAGGCGCTCACAAGCTACGGTCAGAAGGGCATTGATGACGCTTACGTGATCATTCTGCCGCTTGAATGGCGAATCCCCGAAGCGCAATACTTCCCGCACTTCATCGGCGAGATGCAAACGACATGGCTCTTGCCGAGCGCGCGCCCGCTGCCGGATGCCGATGATGATATGTTCCCGTGGGTGCCAGCCGAGCACATCGATTTGAAAGCGAG